ATGCGACTAGGCAGCATCTTCAAGCACCAAGCTATATTCAGCGATGTAAGAAGATTCGCCCCAGCGATTAACCACCTCAACCTTTTTGGTTTCGATTTTGTGGCCAGCCTTTCGCAAATCGTTAATCCGCGATGCCAAGCGATAAACGCCCAGTTCATGCCATGCAGCCATTGGGCGGATTGGCCCAACTGCCAGCAGATGATCGTATATTCTTTCGTTCTGTGTCATTGTGATTCTCCCAGTGCTAACAGTGCTTTTACATCTTGTTCAACTTCTACAAGGAATGCGGCAACCTCCGATTCCAGAACTGCCAGCATATCGTTGTCACGCTCAATTCGCTGGATGTAGAGCGATAGATTGTCTGGCATCCGTGGATCGAAGCTCACGAAGTCGCACCATTGGCGATCCGCGCAAGCCATTTGCCATTGCATCTGCAATAGATATTTGTGAGCCACCTGGCCGCTCTTTAGCGTCTCAATGTGCGTGGCAGAGTTTGGGCACTTAATCTCTATGCACCCATCATCTCCTACAAGCCCGTCAGGGCTGGCGTGAGAGCCTATAATGGTTGGATGCTTATAAAGCCCCACCTCAACCACATCATTGCCTGTAACGAAGCTGTAGGCGGTTCTAGCCTCGTCCTCTTTATCGACTCCCCATTGCATTGCTGCGCTGCTGAAGCCTTCTTCTTGCCGACCTGTAAGGCGCTCAATAACAATCTTGGCCTGTAGGTTGGCGCGTGATGCTCCCCACCCAGATTTTGTCTTGGCGATCGCGTCTGCCAGTTGGGAAGCGCCAAGGCTCCCACAACGTGCTGCAAACCATTCTGGGCTGCGTTGGATAATTGCTGCTTCTGTCATGGCTTAGTTTCCTTCAGTCAATGCTGTTGGCTGCATGATTTCGGTTTGTGTTCGTAATTCGCCCACAATCAGAAATAGCAGGAACAGCATTGCATACATTGCGCCAAGAATGGCTGCGACTAAAAGCTCTCTCATGCCAGCTTCTTTTCTAATGCAGCCTTTACCGCATCGTAGCGGCTTTCCTGCAATTCCTTGAGTGCGTTGATTTTGTAATGCTTACAGAGCAAAGCCATGTCCGTTTTTGTGATGTGAACTAAATCAACCAACTCCTCAAACTGCTTGCTGCTGATGTAATTTTCGCGTGGCGCTGGTTTTTCTTTCCCAGTGGTAGCATCCAGTGCGTCATGCTCAACAATGCAAAGGGCTGCTGTCCAAAGGTAGCGGGTGGAATATGTCTCGCAAGCTCCAATGTTCTGAATCTCGTGGCAACCTTTAAGATTGGCTGAACCCATTGGGCTGTGGATGATAACCTGTGTGCCATCCTCTACATCGACAATGTGCATCGACGCTGTGGATTCCGAAAAGCTAATCACCGCGCAAAGCCCAACATCGTTAAAGATCCGCAGGGCTGGAACAAGAAAGTCGGAAAGCTCAAAATATTTATATCCAGCAAATGTGTTCTGACCAGACTTCTTGAGCGGCAATGAGTGAAACGCTAATCGCGCTTCGTTTAGTTTTTTGTGAATCGGCATTGATATTCTCCTTATGCAAAACGTGGAAATTTATAGCGGATCGGTTCGGCTGACCAATTCCTGATAGTCATCACATCTCCGATTAGCTCAGCTAGATGTTCGCCGTAGTTTGCATGGCAAGCGCCAGCATTGATTGCCATCTCAACAAAGTCGCATGGCAAGCATTCAAACGTGTCGGTCAGTGTATGGCCGCAAACTGTGCATTTTTCTTTTGTCATGGTTGCTCCTTTTTTATTTTGTAAATACCTTGTAAACATCACGCACGGGAATTAAAAGCGTTTTTTATAAACAATCGAAAGAAAATTTAATATGACCACAGTTCAGCAGACAATCGCAGACTTTTTCTCCCTGGCGAAGTCGCACAAGATTAGAGCTTATCAGATAGCAAACGAAGCTGGCATCACCCGTGTGACGCTATCCAACTGGAAGACTGACAGGTGTGAACCAACCTTGTCCGCATGGCTGCTGGCAAATGATGCGCTTGATCGCTTGGTAACCCAGAAGCTGGACGCATGAAGCGTTTCGGCAAATACCGCGCAGTCAAAGCGCAATGCAGTGCTGGCCACACACACGACAGCAAGCGTGAGGCTATTAGGTGCAATGAGCTTCACGTTCTGCAAGCGGCTGGGGAGATAAGCAATCTAACCATCCACCCGCAATACTGGTTCGTCATCAATGGCCGACAGCTAAAGCATCCCAATGGGAGGCGCGTTGGATATAAATCTGATTTTGAATATGTGGAAAACGGATTCACAGTCACTGAGGATGTGAAGGGCGTAATTGTCAGAGATTGGCCACTGCGCCGCGCTGTCTTTATTGCGCTGTTTCCCGATCACCAATTGCGTGAGAGCAAATAAAAAAATGGGTGACCGAAGCCACCCAGGATGTTTGGTAAGGAGAAACCAACGAGCGCAAGATACGCTGAAATGTTGCGTTGGTCAATCCTGCCACAAAACGCTTTTACAAACAGGTATTTTGAGTTAATAAGAGCGAGCGGGGAATGCCCAAGAGAGGAAAGGCACTCAACCCGCTCTAACAACGCCCATCTAGGAGGCATCGCTATGTTGAGTAATACACGCCACAGAACCATCACGCAAGACTTTGCGTTATGAGTATCAAATTGATGACAGCAGTATGGGATAGGGAAGACCTATCATCCACGCAAAAGCTTGTCCTTCTGTCTTTAGCAGATTGGGCAAACGATGAAGGTTTGTGCTGGCCTTCAATTGAGCGCGTAGCTAAAAAATCATCATTAAAAAAACGGGCTGTTCAACTGGCAATTAGATCGCTGGAAGAAATGCAGTTTATTCGTCGTGAAGAAGTGGTCGGCAAGGGCAACAGGTATTGGATTCACATACCCATGCAGCAAATACACCCGTGCACTAAAAACATACCACCCGTGCACCATATGCATGAGACCCCTGCACCAGATGCACCCAATACATTAAAGATACATCAATTAACCACCAAGGATATAATAGAGGGGTATCCGCTCTGGTTGCCAATTGATTCTTGGAAGGGTTGGGTGGAGATGCGAAAGCAACGCAAGCGCCCATTAACCGACAGGGCAAAGACTAGGGCTTTTACCAAGCTGGAGGCTTTGCATCTGGCAGGACACGACATCAACGAATTGCTAGACCGTTCGACAATTAACGGCTGGCTTGATATATACGAACCGAAAGGCGCGACCAATGCAGGAAATAGCAAACACGCAGCAGAACCAACCAACCCAATGGTCAGAGCAGTCATTGCCAGCCAAGCTAGACGAGCTGCTGATGGGGAAAGACCTACCGACGATTGGGCCTAAGTCTGCGGAGACCTTGCAACAGTTTGTGGACGCACCAAGGCCACCAATGCCTGATCGCGAACAGGTTGAGGTGATGATCGCAAAGCTATCGCTTGCCACAGCCAGCCAGAAGCGCAGCCAGGACGAAGAAGCTGAGCGGTTAGAACTGTATTGGCTGACGCTGAGGATCTATCCCTTGGTCGATCTGCGAAGTGCGTTTCTAAAGCTACTGAGAACGTGCAAGTTTATGCCAACACCAGCGGAGATAGATTCGGTGGTTCAGGATGAGGGTTATGATCGCAGACGCAGGATAAATCGTGCTAAGCATCTTTTGATGATTCACTATAGAGATTATACACCGCCCCAAGAATACGTTACTGCGGAAGAGCTAGCGGATCTGAGGAGAAAGCTTCAAATTGGCCAAGGATAACACCAGCGCCGCCACCAGCTTGATGTGCGACTTGGCCAAGTATCACATGGGGCGGATGTCGATGGATGACATACGGAAGCACTGGGCAAAAGGTAAGTATGTTGAAGCGCCAGAAGCCTGGGCGCTTAAAGCCATCGCGCACGCAAAACGGCAGAAATAATATTTAATTGAATAACGCGCTTTACATATAAAATCACCAAGACTATGAGGGTGCATCAGCAAGGGGATATTCCCCGCCAACAAGGAGACTGAAAATGGCAAATGTAAGCAACCAAGGTTACGAAATCGAAAAGACTTCTGGCCGCAAGTTTTACATTACTAGCAAAAAGTATGGTAATATCTTTGGGCCATTTGCCCGCAAATCTTGGGCTTTAGACTATGCAAAGCGGATTGATGGCGCGGAGTATGCAGCATGAGCATTACTCTCCACCAATTTGAACGCATCGACGGGCTTTTAACAAAGCAGCTTCGCGCTGGCCCATTTGAAATGTGCGCTGATCCCCACGAATACATTCGCAACAGCAACCGCCTATTCGATGCTTGCATTGACGCAATGGGCTTTGTTTACATGGATCAGTTTGCAAGCGCTGAGGATTGCGCTGCAGCTATCGTAACAGAGGCTTTGCTGTATGCTGACTTTGTGGCTGAAGACGCATGACACCTAGGGAACGCAACCTAGCAGAGATTGATGCAATCGCGCAGGAGCATAAATTCACTTTAGAAGACATCTTGGGCAAAAGAAAGTTTAAGCCTTTAGTCACGGTAAGGCGCAAATGCGTTGTTATGCTGCGTGAAAAGGGCTATTCCACCACAGAGATTGGTAGGATTATGAACCGCGATCACAGCACCATCGTTACATCGCTTCAAAAGAGTAGGGCAGATGCATGACGGAAGAAAAAGCACCAATATTTTTGGAAAAAGTAACCCCATTTAACGAAGAGTTTATAGCTAATGGGATAGTTTATGTTCTTACTGTGAAGGAGAAATCAAAGCCGCTGACGATACCAAATGTGGGAAGTGAGCAAGATGACACCTGACAAGCTAAAGATCGCCCGTCACTACATGGGCTACAGCGTAAACGAGATGGCAGACGCTCTTCGCCTATCACCAGACAATGGCGGAACAACCATCCGCAAGATGGAGGCTGGCAAGGTGCGTATCACTGGGCCTATCATGGTGGCAGTCGATGCGATGCTGAAGGGATATGACCCGTTTGGATATGGGGAGGACGAAGATGGAGAATATTGATTCACACCAAGTAGGCGGAGACCATTACGCATCTAAGAGCGTTCAGCCATGGGAGGCAATGGAGTCCTGGATGTCGGCAGAAGCTTTCTCAGGTTATTTGCAAGGTAATTGCATAAAGTATTTATCCCGCTATCGTGATAAGAACGGCATGGAAGATTTGCATAAAGCGCAGCACTACCTTGCCAAGCTATGTGAACACGAAAGCGAGAGACATGATCGAGACACCCAAGATTGAGCAACGCAGTGTTGCGAAGCTGATTCCATACGCATCCAACAGCAGAACGCATAGCGATGCACAGGTGGCCCAGATTGCAGCCAGCATAAAAGAGTTTGGATGGACAAACCCTATCCTTGTGTCGGGAGATAATAGCATCATTGCTGGGCATGGCCGACTAATGGCTGCACGGAAGCTGGACATGGAAGAAGTGCCAGTTATTGTCCTCGATCACCTAAGCAAGGCGCAGCAACGCGCCCTAGTGATAGCAGACAACCAGCTTGCCCTGAACGCAGGGTGGGACATGAATATGCTGAAGGCGGAAATAGAAGACCTGAACCTAGAGAACTTCAACCTAGAGCTGCTGGGCTTTGATGATGACTTTCTGGATGGATTGTTGGAGACAGCACCATCGGGAGGCAATACCGACGAGGACGCTGTTCCCGCAGTTCCCGAAACACCAAAGACAGTGCTGGGTGACGTTTGGGTGCTGGGCAATCACAGGTTAATGTGCGGAGACAGCACCAGCATTGACGCAGTTGATAAGCTTATGAATGGTGCAAAGGCTGACATGGTGTTTACCGATCCGCCTTACGGAATGTTTTTAAGCACTGATTACGACAGTATGTTTGCGAAAGATAAGACCCATCGGAAAACAGGGCAGCGATTTGATAACATTAAGGGCGACCATGAAGATTTTAATCCTGATTTTATCAACAATGTGTTTACTGCATTTGGCTACTGCAAAGAAATTTTCCTTTGGGGCGCTGATTATTATGTAGACCTAATACCTGAAAGAAACAAAGGCTCTTGGGTAGTATGGGATAAACGCTGCGACGAAAAGATGGACAAGGTTGTCGGCAACACGTTTGAATTATGCTGGTCGAAAGCAAAGCATAAACGGATGGTCGCTCGTATTTTGTGGTCTGGGCATCATGGTATGCAAAAGGATGACGCAAAAAAACGCATTCATCCAACGCAAAAGCCAGTCGAATTAGTCGTATGGTTTTTTGATTATTACTCCATGCAGGACAAGCGCAATGTAGTGGACTTGTTTGGTGGTTCAGGCAGCACTTTGATTGCTTGTGAAAAGACAAACCGAAACTGTAGCATGATGGAACTAGACTCAAAATACTGTGACGTAATCATCAAGCGTTGGCAGGACTTTTCTGGTAAGGTAGCTATTCACGCAGAGACAGGTGAGGCATTCGATGGCTGAAGTTAAACTAACCGCAAAGCAGGAAGCATTCGCTCAGGCAATAGCTGATGGCTTAGGACAAGCAGACGCTTATCGAATGGCTTATGATGCTGAAGGCATGAAGGATATTACACTTTATCCGCTTGCATCTAAGCTAATGAACAACAGCAAGGTTGCCACAAGGGTTGCTGAATTAAAATCACAGGTTGTTGAGAAGCAACTCTGGACACGCGAAATGTC